CAATTAGTAAAACAATTAAATAATATCTATAAAGGTATTAATTCAATTCAAAAATCACTAAATATACCTACAAAGTTTATTGAAATTATTACTCCAATTATTCCTATTACTGAAGCATCCTTAATAACAGCTGGTAGCATCCCATCCACACCCGGCATTCCTCCTGCTCCTTTTGATATAGCTTTTAAAGTTTTAGATAAATTAAGAGATTTAGTAACATTATTAGGGGCTAAATTAGGAAGTGGAAGTTTACAATTATCTATTTTATTAGATGAATTAAAAAAAGTTTTAGCTTTATTAGCTTTATTAGATAATTTAATACAAAAATGTACTAATGAATTAGGTGGAACTCCTGAGGAGCAAGAGGCAGTATCACAAGAATTACTTGACTCTACTCAAGATCAATCCAATCAGTTATCACCTATAGTTACTAATGTAAATGGATTTGAAATGTCAGTTATAACGGTTGATGGAGACACTGATCAAGACTTAAAACAAAGAAGAGCAGTAGCTCGAAATAAATCTGGAATTATAATGTTGCAAGGTGAACCTTCATACTCATCAAACGATCAAATTTTAATTGATGAATTAGTGTTTTATATTCAACAAAATGATTTAAAAGCAGATTAATTTAATATTTATAAAAAACATATATATGAAAGCAACAGAATTAAAAAAGATGATTAAAGAATCAGTTAGAGAGGTGATTCAAGAGGAATTAAAAGAAATTTTATTGGAAGCAGTTAAAGCTCCAAGACAAACAGTGGTTGAAAGTAAAATTGGAACTTATACTCCACCATTTCAAGAACCACAGTTAGAGTCAAATCCAACCCCAAAATCCCAAACTGAAATAAGACAAAGTTATATGGATGTTTTAGGTGAAACTGCTTTAAATTTTACAAGTCAAGATGTACCTAAATTTAACCCTCAAGGGGTTGTAGATACAACTTCTCCAAATGGTCAATTGCCTGAGGGTGAAGTAGGAATGGATCAAATAATGGGTTTATTAAAATAATAGATGGCTTTTAACGCTCAACAAATATATCCTATTGACTTTAACAAAAGTGCAGCTGTTGGAGTTGACTTACCTTTTAGTGACCCTGCTGTATTTAAACCCAACTATACTACAGCAGCTGCTATTAAGAATAATTTAATAAATTACTTCCTCACCAATCCAGGTGAGCGTTATTTAAATCCAATAGGAGGAGGTTTAAGAGCATTTATATTTGAGCAAATTACAACAGACAATTTAGATTTTTTAGAGGAAAGAATTTCTGATGATTTAAATAATTTCTTTCCAAATGTGAGAGTAGGGAATTTAGAAATACTAAGACAAGAAGATACAAATACAATAACCGTGTCATTAACTTATAGTGTAGTAAATACTAATATTAGTGATACAGTAGCAATAGAATTCATATAATGGCGGTAGATAGAGACGTAAAATACTTAAATAGAGACTTTTCAGATATTAGAGCTAGGTTAATTGAGTTTTCTCAAACCTACTTTCCTAATTCTTACAATGACTTTTCTCCTACATCACCAGGTATGATGTTTATGGAAATGTCTGCTTATGTTGGGGATGTTATGTCATTTTATCTTGATAATCAAATTCAAGAGAATTTCACCCAATTTGCAAGACAAACTAATAATTTATATGAGTTAGCTTATATGTTTGGTTATAAACCTAAATCAACTGGAGCAGCACAAGCTAAAATTGAATTATTCCAACAAGTCCCCGCTAAATTAGTTGGAGCAGCTTATGTTCCTGATTATGACTATGCTATGACTGTTGGAGAAAATAGTACAATTTCCTCAACATTATCATCCACTACTAATTTCCTAATGGAGGATAAATGTGATTTTTCTACATCAAGTTCATTAGACCCAACAGAAGTATCTATCTATCAAATAGCAGGAACAACTCCACAATATTATCTTCTTAAAAAAACCAGAAATTCAATTTCAGCAACAATTAAAACCCAAACTTTTACATTTGGTGCTCCAACTCAATTCCCAACAGTTGATATATCAGATACTAATATTATAGGAGTTTTAGATATTATTGATAGTGATGGAAATACCTGGTATGAAGTAGATTATCTAGCTCAAGAGATGATTTATGATAATATTAAAAATACTAATGTTAATGATCCAAATAATGTAGAGGATGCAGGTGATGTTCCTTATATTTTACAATTGAAAAAAGTACAAAGGAGATTTGCTACTAGACTAACATCAGATACTAATCTTCAAATTCAATTTGGAGTTGGTAGTCCTAATGATGTAGATGAAGAAATTACACCAAACCCTAATAATGTAGGTATAGGTTTACCATTTGAAAAAAATAAATTAACTACTGCCTACTCACCAACAAATTTTCTATTTACAGGAACTTATGGAATTGCTCCTTCAAGTACCACTTTAACTGTTAGGTACTTAGTAGGTGGAGGAGTTGGAGCTAATGTAGCTTCAGGAGATTTAACTAACTTAAATACTTCAAATTTAACTTTTAATAATCCAAATTTAAATTCTACCACAGCAAATTATATATTTGGAACTATAGCAGCTAACAACCCTGATGCTGCTGATGGAGGACAAGCAGGAGATACAATTGATGAAATAAGACAAAATACCTTAGCAACTATAGCTTCACAACAAAGATCAGTTACCTTAGATGATTATATGGTAAGAGCTTTAAGTATGCCTCCTGAGTATGGGACAATAGCTAAAGCATATATTGAAAAACCTAAATTAACTGATGATCAAGTTTCAACAATTGAAACCTTAAATCTATGGGTTTTATCTCAAAATAGTGACTCACAATTCTCAACACCAACAGCTACATTAAAAAAGAATATAAGAACATATTTAGCCCAAAATAGAGTAATTGGAGACAATATTGAAGTAAGAGATGCATTTGTTATTAATATAGCAATTGATTTTGAAATAATAGTTTTACCTAACTTCAATAACAATGACGTTATATTGGCTTGTATTAATTCCTTAAAAACTTACTTTGCTCGAGATAGTTGGCAAATAAATGAGCCAATTTTAGTTAGAGATTTATTTGTAAGATTAGATAAAATAACAGGTGTACAAACTGTAAAAGACATTATAATAACAAATAAAGCAGGAACAACCTCAGGCTACTCACAGTATGCTTATGATATTTCATCTGCAACACAAAACCAAGTAATTTACCCATCATTAGACCCTAGTATATTTGAAGTTAAATATCCTAACACTGACATTAAAGGTAGAGTAGTACCACTATAAAATTAAAACATGGCTATTTATAAATTATTTCCATATAAAGACACAACATTATATTCATTTTATCCTGAAATGAATACAGGGATAGATTCTATCCTTCAAATTTCTAATTTAAATATAGCAGTTGACTCCAACCCTCAAGTAGCAAGATTTCTAACTGAATTTGTTCAATCTGAAATAGTAGATGTTATTGACAATAAAATTGGAAGTAAAGCTTGGGATGTAAATTTTAAAGGATTTATAGCTACAGCAGGAGGAGTTGTTGAGTCAACAGATATATCAGTTTATCCTCTAGCCCAATATTGGTGGAATGGAACAGGAGGATATTTAGATCAACCTCAAACTACAGATGGAGCATCTTGGTATACACCTAACTTTTCAGGTTCAATAGCATGGTCTTCAAGTGGATTAGATACTTTTGGAAATTCAGTTACAGGCTCTTATGACTCATCTCTTGTAGGTCAAGGGGGTGGAAGTTGGTTATTTGAATCTGCTTCAACTTCATTTAAAGTAACTCAATCATTTGACACTAGAAGTGAAAAAGACTTAAAGGTAGGAGTTAAAACCATAGTTGAAAGATGGTATAGTGGCTCAATGAATAACTATGGATTTATAACTAAGTGGGAAGACACAGTAGAGTTTAATCAAAACTTACAAATCCAACCTACAATGCAGTTCTATAGTGTTGATACAAATACTATTTATCCACCTGAGTTAGAATTTAAATGGCAAGACTATACAACAGTTCTAACAGGCTCTTTAACTTCAAGCATAATTTCAACCACAAACTTAGTATCATCATTGAATGAAAACCCAGGTACATTCTTACCTTCAAGTGTAAATAGATTTAGATTTAATGTAGCAGATAAATATCCTATAAGAACTTGGACAACATCATCTAGATTTACAGGTGTTAATTTCCTACCAACTTCTTCATATTATGCTATAAAAGATTTGGATACTAATGAATTTGTTGTAGATTTCGACACAACATATACTCAATTAAGTTCTGATAGTAGTGGAAATTACTTTGACGTTTATATGAATGGGTTAGAGCCTGAGAGATATTATAAAGTATTAGTAAAAACTATTATAAATGGTTCAACTTTAATTTTAGATGATAATTATTATTTTAAA